CCAGCAATGACAGCTTTACCAGATGTTAAGATGTTAAATGAAATGTGTAAAGTAACAATTAAAGCTGCACAAAAACAAGTAGACCCACCTTTATTAGTTCCAGATGATGGTTTCTTATTACCAGTTAGAACTGTACCGGGTGGATTAAATTTCTATAGATCAGGTACAAGAGATAGAATTGAACCATTAAACATTGGTGCAAATAATCCATTGGGTTTAAACATGGAAGAGCAAAGAAGAAATGCTATCAGAGGTGTGTTTTACGTGAATCAATTAATGATGCAAGATGGTCCGCAAATGACAGCAACAGAAGTCATACAAAGAAACGAAGAGAAGATGAGATTGTTAGGACCTGTATTAGGAAGATTACAATCTGAATTATTACAACCACTTATTGATAGAGTGTTTAATATTCTATTAAGAAACAATCAGTTTGCTCCACCACCAGAATCTTTATCTGGTGTCAATATAGATATTGAATATGTTTCTCCTTTAGCCAAGGCACAGAAATCCACAGAACTTCAATCTATTATAAGAGCTGTTGAAATACTTGGAAGTTTAGCTAATGTAGCTCCTGTATTTGACTATGTAAATTTTGATAATTTAGTTAAGCACGTTGCCGACATTGTTGGTATGCCACAAAAATTATTAAAGTCTCAAGGTGAAGTACAAGAAATGAGAAATCAACAAGCACAACAACAACAGGAGCAAATGCAGATGCAACAAGCTCAACAAGTTGCTAAAATGGCAGGAGACGCAGCACCAATGGCTAAAGCTCTACCAGAAGAAGCAAAAGCTATTGTAAATGCTGAAGAATAAAAATGGGTCAATCAAAAGATAAACAAGAAAATATTACTAAATATTTAAACGAAGTAAAAAGAAATTATCAATTTTTATTTAGTTCAAATGAAGGCAAAGAAGTTATGTCTGATTTAGAAAAAAGATGTCATCATCATACTACAACCAATGTTAAAGGGGATAGTCATGAGAGTGCATATATGGAAGGTCAACGTAGCATCCTTCTATTTATAAAAGCAATGCTACAAAATGAAAAGGATAGATAAATATGTCATCAGAACAGATAACGGAGCAACCAGCTTCGCCTGTAGAAACGACACCAGTAACTACAGAACAACCAACAACAATAGCGTCAACACCAATATCATCAACAACAGAACAACCAAAAGTAGCTACATCTTGGAAGGAAGCAATTTCTGAAGAGTTTAGACAAGACCCCAACATAGAAAAGTTTACAGAGATAGATGCACTTGCAAAGTCATATATCAATGCAACTAAAATGATTGGACAAGACAAGGTTGCTGTACCAAATAAAAATTCAACTGAAGATCAATGGAATGAAGTTTATGATAAATTAGGTAGACCAGAATCTCCTGATAAATATGCACTTGATGTTAAATCTGATGTTGTTCCATTAGATAACGGAGCTGTAAAACAATTTGCAGAAAATGCACACAAGCTAGGTTTAAGTAATAAACAAGCTCAAGGTGTTTTAGAGTTTTATAAAACTAGCATGGAAGGTACTGCTCAACAAAGTAAAGTTGATACAGAAACTGCTCAAGTACAAGCTGAACAAGAGTTAAGACAAGAATGGGGTAGAGAGTTTGAATCTAATGTCCAAAGAGCTGGAGCATTAGCTAAAGCTAACATGAACCCAGATATACTTGACCTTGAACTGAAAAGCGGAATAAGAGTAGGAGATCATCCAGAACTAATTAAAGGTTTTGCTAAAATAGCATCTATGATGTCTGAAGATAAAATAGTATCACCAGAGAGTGATGGTACAAACAAAAGTTCAGATATTGAATCTGAAATTTCTACCATTACTAATAATACTGATGGACCTTATTGGAATAAAGGACATCCAGATCATGACAAAGTAGTGCAACAAGTTTACACATTAAGAGAAATGTTAAATAGTTAAATAATTTTAACCCCTTGTTTTTTTTAAAAAATTAAGGTAAGGGGTTATTAGTAGGACAATTCGTAAGAACCCTACTGACAACATGGAATAGACAGTAGTCTAACAGACTTTAAATGCAAGAGACGCCTATCAATACTGATGGAGAACTTTTCTGATTATATAAAGTTAACAATAATAATGGAGAGACAAATATGTCATCACAAATAACTACAGCATTTGTACAGCAGTATTCTGCTAACATACAAATGTTATCTCAACAAATGGGATCATTATTAAGAGACAAAGTCAGAGTTGAAAGCGTTGTAGGAAAAAACGCATTCTTTGATCAGGTTGGATCAGTAACTGCTCAATTAAGAGTGAGCAGACACGCAGACACACCTCAAGTAGATACTCCTCACTCAAGAAGAAGATTATCACTTGCGGATTATGAGTTTGCTGATTTAATCGATCAACAAGACAAAGTACGTCTTTTAATAGACCCAACATCATCTTATGCTCAAGCCGCTGCTATGGCAATGGGAAGAGCTATGGACGATGTACTTATAACTGCTGCTTTAGGAACTGCTTCAACAGGTGAAACAGGTACTGGAACGGAAACTGTGCAAACAGGAGTCGCAAAAGGCTCTACTGGTTTAACTGTTGCTAAATTAATTTCAGCAAAAGATTTACTAGATAAAGCAGATGTTGACCCTTCTATACCAAGACACATTATAGTAGGTCCAGAGCAACTAGGTAATCTATTAGGTGATTCAGAAGTTACAAGTTCAGATTTCAATACTGTCAAAGCACTCGTGCGTGGCGAACTTGATTCTTATCTTGGCTTTAAATTCACAGTATCTAATAGGCTGCCAAAATCAGTTAACGATAGAACATGTATTGCTTATGCACAAGACGGACTTCTTCTAGGAATCGGAAAAGATGTTTCCGCAAGAATAGATGAAAGAGCTGATAAATCTTATGCTACGCAAGTATACTACTGTCAAACAATCGGTGCAACTAGAATGGAATCTGCTAAAGTAGTTCCAATCATTGCCATCGAAGCATAATAGGAGAAATATATGACAACAAAAAATACAGACTTGGTAGCTAACTTTGAAGCTATTCCTCAAGTTGCAAATAGTGCTTCTGAATTAGCGGGTGTTCTTAGAACAGCTCATGGTTCAGTTGAACTTGCTGCTGGAGACAGTACTGATAACGATATTGTTATGTTAGCACCTATTCCGAGTAATGCTTCTTTACCAACTTTATTTGTTGGTTCAGACACATTCGGTGGGTCGTGTACATTCAATGTTGGTATTTATACATCAGCTGGTGTAGTAAAAGACGAAGATGTTTTCGCAAGTGCAGTAGCTGATGCTGGTGCAATGGCGGATGTTCGTTATGAAGCTGCTGATCTTAATACTGGATCTAAACAACTATGGGAATTAGCTGGAGACAGCTCTGACCCAGGTGGATATTTCTACATAGCTATTACTTTTAGTGCTACTGGCGGAACAGCTGGTACTCTAAATTGGAATATTAGTTACGTAGTAAATTAATAAATAAAAAAATTAAGTGGGGGAGCAATCCCCCATTTTTTAATACACAACCAATGGAGATAACATGAGCTTATACAAAAATATGAACGCAAGAAAAAAAGCAGGAACTTCAAGACCAAAATCTAAAAGTACAATCACAAAGAAAGCCTACTCAAATATGAAAGCTGGTTTTCCAAAAAAGAAAAAATCATAATCAATGGCATCAGTAGTAGACATTTGTAATGGAGCATTAAACCAATTAGGTGCTACTACTATTCTGTCATTAACAGAAGATTCAAAAAATGCACGATTGTGCAATTCAAGATATACACAAGTTAGAGACGCAGTATTCAGACAACATCCTTGGAACTGTTTACAAAAAAGATCATCATTAGCAAAAGATGCTTCAACTCCAGCATGGGGTTTTACTGCTCAATTTGTTTTACCAGCTGATTGTTTAAGATTACTTACTATTATAGATTACGATTCTAATTACAAAGTAGAAGGTAGAAAAATTTTAAGTAACACTTCCACTATGAAAATTTTATATATATCAAGAATTACAGACCCTAATGAATATGATGAATTATTAAGAGAAACTTTATCTGCTGCATTAGGAGCAGATATTGCTTATGGAGTTACATCTTCTAATCCTGTGTCTGAAAAAATGTACACGTTATATCAAGATAAATTAAGAGATGCTAGGTTTGTAGATTCAACTGAAGGTCAAAACAATTCACCTGATCTTGGAATGTCTGATTCAATAGATGCTAGTACTTTTATTAACTCAAGGTTTTAATAAATGGCACGAGTTGCAGTACAGCTTACTAACTTTACAGGTGGAGAATTATCTCCACGATTAGATGGTCGTAATGATCTTACTAAATATTCATCTGGTTGCACAAAATTAGAAAATTTTATTATCTACCCACATGGTGCGGCAGCTAGAAGATCGGGTACAAACTTTGCAGCTGAAGTAGCAGATAGTGCAAACAAAACAAGGTTAATGCCTTTTGAATTTTCTACATCTCAAACATATATGTTGGAGTTTTCTAATTTAAAAATTAGAGTTTACAAAGATAGCAGTACAGTATTTGAAGCTAATAAAACTATAACTGCAATTACAAAAGCTAATCCGGGAGTAATTACTTCTAATAGTCATGGTTATTTAACAGGTAATGAAATTAAAATTACAAATATTGTAGGTATGACAGAACTAAATGAAAAAAGATTTTTAGTTGTTAAAATAGATGGTAATACTTTTTCTTTAAAAAACAAAGATGGTGTAGCAATCAACACT